TTTGCTTTCAGCGGCTGCTCTCAAGTCTCTTGCGTTCGTGAAGCCGATGCATTTGTCAGAAAATGGCATCAAAGTCTATCAGCAACCAGTACAAGGGCGCAATTATGCCATAGTTGTAGATACTTCGCGCGGAAAAGGTCTCGATTATTCCGCATTTTCTGTATTTGACGTCACCGAAGTGCCGTACAGACAAGTTTGTACCTATAAAGATAACAACATCAGTCCACTTGTCTATCCGCAAGTGATCAATAAAGTCGGTAGATACTACAATTATGCTTATGCGCTTATCGAAATCAATGATAATGGTCAACAAATCGCTGACAGTTTATTTGACGACTATGAATACGAAAATATTTTATCAACAGTAGACGTAAAAGGTAAAATTGCGCTCACTTGGGGTTATGGTAACAAGTCACAACGTGGTATTCGTACTACAAAGTCAGTAAAACGTCTCGGTTGTTCTATTATGAAGAATTTGATCGAAGGCGAAAAGTTGATCACACAAGATTTTGATACAATTTCTGAACTCTCAACGTTTATAAGTAAAGGTGGCAGCTTCGAAGCAGAAGAAGGCAGTCATGACGACATGGTAATGACGCTTGTATTGTTCTCTTGGATGACCAATCAGTCATTTTTTATGGACATGAGCAATACAAACATTAAACAAAAACTATATGAAGATCAAATGAGACAAATTGAAGAAGAATCACTACCTTCTCCTCTTGCTGGTCATGTAGATGTGGATGGTTATGACGGAAGTTTCGTGAATGATGGGGCACTTTGGAAGCCTGTGAGTCATTGAAAACCTTAAAATACTAAATATTCCGTAGATTTCTTTATCTCCAAGACAGGAGCACAAAACATGGCTTTTCAAGTATCACCAGGCGTGAATGTATCTGAAATTGATGCAACAACAGTTGTTCCAGCAGTTTCAACATCCACTGGCGCAATCGCTGGCGCATTTCAGTGGGGTCCAGTCGATGTAGCAAGACTCGTATCATCAGAAGATGAACTTGTTGCAGTATTCGGCAAACCAGATTCAACAACAGCACTTACTTTCTTCACCGCAGCAAACTTCCTTGCTTACAGCAACAGTTTGTTTGTATCTCGCGCAGATGCCGCAACTCTTAACACTGCAGTTGCTCTAAACGTCGCATCTTGGGCAAGCAATACAAAAATTCGCAACGAAGATGACTATTTCAACAGTTTCTTTACTGCAGCAAACAACAACATTCTTTTCGCAGCTCGCTATCCTGGCGTTCTCGGAAATTCATTGAAGGTTGCAATCTGCGGAAACTCAAACTCTTCAGCATTCTCTTCTTGGACATATGCTCCATACTTTGATGCTGCTCCAGGAACTTCATCTTGGGTTGCTGCGAACCACAAGTCAAACGCAAATGACGAAATACACATTGCGATTATCGACGAAGATGGTTTGATCACAGGAACACCAAATACAGTTATTGAAAAATACGCTTCTGTCTCCAAGGCTACAAACGCCAAGGGCGAGAGTGGTGAATCACTCTACTATCGTGACGTTATCTACAACAACTCCAAGTATGTCTACGTTATGGGTCAAAATAACGCAACATGGGGCGTTGCAGCAAACTCATCTCACTTCTTCGAAGGCGAAAACCTCAATGGCGTTTCCTTCGTACAAGGTACAGATGCAACACCAACCGATGGCAACGTACAAACTGCATATGCTCAATTTGCATCAGCAGACAACGTTGACATTAGCCTCGTAATGACAGGTGGTCATTCAGAAACTGTTGCTGCTAATACAATTACACTTGCTGGTGGACGTCGCGACTGCGTTGCGTTCGTATCACCTGCTCTTGCTAACGTACAGGCAGCAGATCCAGTAACAGCAATTGTCAACTATCGTAACAATGCTCTCGCAAACGTATCAAGTTCCTTCGCTGTAATGGATAGCAACTGGAAGTATCAATACGACAAGTACAACGATACATACCGTTGGGTTCCATGTAACGGCGACGTTGCTGGTCTTTGCGCTCGCACAGACTCTGATCGCGATCCTTGGTTCTCACCAGCAGGATTTAATCGCGGTGGATTGAAGAACGTCATTAAGTTGGCATTTAATCCAAGTCAAGCCGCTCGCGATACACTTTATAAGGCTGGCGTAAATCCAGTTGTATCGTTCGCAGGTGAAGGTACTGTATTGTTCGGCGACAAAACTCTTCTCGCAAAACCAAGCGCATTTGATCGTATCAATGTTCGTCGCTTGTTTATTGTTCTTGAGAAGGCAATTGCTCGTGCTGCCAAGGCTCAATTGTTTGAATTCAACGATGAATTTACAAGAGCACAGTTCGTCAATCTCGTAGAGCCATTCCTCCGCCTTGTACAAGGTCGTCGCGGTATCTATGACTTCCGTGTTGTTTGCGATGAAACAAACAATACACCAGAAGTTGTTGATCGCAACGAATTTATCGGCGATATCTACATCAAACCAGCCAAGGCAATCAACTTTATTCAGTTGAACTTCGTGGCTGTCCGCACTGGTGTAGCATTCGACGAAATCGTTGGACGCTTCTAATAAATAGAATAGGATAAAGTCAGGAGAATACAATGGCTTTTAATGTAAATCAATTTCGTACTCAGCTACAGGGTGACGGCGCACGTCCTAATCTATTTGAAGTGCGACTAAACTTCCCAGCATATGCTCAAGGTGGTTCTGTTGCTGCTGCGAAATCTTCGTTTATGGTTAAGACGGCGGCTTTACCAGGCTCAACTGTCGGCATGGTTACAGTTCCATACTTCGGTCGCGAAGTAAAAGTTGCTGGCAACCGTACATTTGCTGATTGGTCAGTAACAATTATCAACGACGAAGACTTCTTCATTCGCAATGCGATGGAAGCATGGGTTCGTGGTATCAATGAAAATGTTACCAACCTTCGTAGCAATCGTGCTCGTACTTCGCAACAGTATGGCGTCGACGCCACTGTTATTCAGTACGGTAAAGATGGTCGTCAATTGAAATCATACAAATTTGTTGGAATGTTCCCAACAGATATTGCTCAGATTGACCTCGATTGGGGTTCAAACGATACGATCGAAGAATACACAGTCAACTTTGCTTACCAGTATTGGGAATCAATTGACCGTGGCACAGTTTCTACGCTTCGTAGTGCTGTAGAATCAGTATAATTGAACTGGGGGAGGACAACCTCCCCCTTTCTTTATGATGGAGTAATGTATGGCAATTAATCTTTTCGGATTCGAAATCCTACGCAAAAAACCTGAAGAGGCTGTTCAGCCAGCGGTCACTGCACCAACAGCTGATGACGGTGCGATTAATATCTCAGCAGGTGGATATTTCGGAACATATCTCGATCTCGAATCTTCATTTAAAAACGAAAACGATTTAATCTCGCGTTATCGTGAGATGGCAATGCAAGCTGAACTTGAATCAGCAATCGATGACATTGTTAATGAATCTATTGTGCATAATGTTGAAGGTAAATCTGTTTCAATTATTCTTGATGAACTTGAGCAGCCAGATAACATTAAAGAAATGATTCGTGATGAGTTTGATAACGTTCTTCGTTTACTTAATTTTTCAAACGATGGATCAGATGTATTCCGTCGTTGGTACATCGATGGTAGATTATACTATCAAGTTCTAATTGATCAAAAACAACCAAAACTTGGTATTCGTGAACTTGTTTATATCGATCCTCGTAAGATCAAAAAAGTTCGCCAAGTAATTAAAGATAAAGATCCACGTACAGGTATTGAAGTTGTAAGAGGAACACAAGAATTTTATGTGTTCAATGATAAAGCAACAACAACAGGACAAACTGTTGTAACATCGCCAACAGATTCTGGTGTTAAAATTGCATCTGATGCTGTTGTCAATGTAAACTCTGGATTGATGGATCCACGTAGACAAATGGTATTGTCTTATCTTCATAAGGCAATTAAACCATTAAATCAGTTGCGTATGATTGAAGATGCGATTGTTATCTATCGTATTTCTCGTGCACCAGAACGTCGCGTGTTCTATATTGACGTTGGTAACATGCCGAAGATTAAGTCAGAACAATATCTTCGTGACATTATGACAAAGTTTAGAAACAAAGTTGTTTATGACAGCACCACTGGTGAAGTCAAAGACGATCGTAAGTTTATGTCAATGATGGAAGACTTTTGGATTCCACGTCGTGGCGAAGGTAAGTCAACAGAAATTACAACACTACCATCAGGACAAAACCTTGGTGAGATGGCTGACGTTCGTTACTTTGAATCTAAACTATACAAAGCATTGAATGTGCCTGTCTCAAGACTCGAAACGGCAACAGGATTTTCTCTTGGTCGTTCAACTGAGATTACTCGCGACGAATTAAAGTTTACTAAATTTGTTGAGCGTTTGCGTTCTAAGTTTACATTGTTGTTTGATGAACTTATGGAACGTCAGCTTGCATTGAAGGGCATCTGTTCTGTTGAAGAATGGCAAGAGTTAAAAGAAAAGATTCACTATGACTTCCTTAAGGACAATAATTTTGCTGAACTTAAAGAAGCAGAGTTGATGACGACAAGATTGCAACTTATGACAATGATTGATCCATATGTCGGAACATATTTCTCGAAAGCATGGGTTAAGAAAAACGTGTTGCATCTCGATGAAGAAACTGTTGAAAAGATGGAAGGTGAAATGGCAGAAGAGCAATCAGAGGGCGGTGGACCAGTTGGTGTTCCTGCTCCTGCTGAGGCTGCTGGTGCTGACATCAATAAAACATTTACAGCAACAATAAATAAATAATTGGAGATATTATGGAAAACGTAAACATCATCGATGCAATTATGAACAGTGATAAAGATGCACTCACTCAAGCATTTTCAGCTGCTATGGCTGCGAAAGTAAGTGATGCTCTCGAAATTAAAAAAGTAGAAATCGCCTCAAACCTATTACAACCAGTAGAAGTTACGAATGAACCTACAGAAGTTGAGACAGAAGTTAGCGGAACAGAATCCGACGCCGCAACCACAGAAGGCTGATCAATTAAGATCAGATAATCGTGTTGCGTTGCTAATTCGCTCTGGTTTGATGAAAGCCAGCGAATTGCCGTTGCTCCGTGCTGCACAAAAAAGACAAAAACAAGTCGGCGATGTTGCTCGTTTAACAAAACAACATCGCGAAGTCATTCAAAGATACAATGATGCGCTCTCTGGTGCAGCGTTACGTTCAACTCAATCTGTTATGGCTGTGCGTAAAAATCTTCAAAACAGTGTAGAGCACGAAGAGCAAGAACAAATCTTAGAATCAGCATTACGCGATGAAATGTCGCCACCAGTGATGCTTGTTCTTAAGAGAAAAGGCATTCGCATTTTCCCAGATGGTCGCCGTGTAGCATTGTATACAAACGATCGCCTTGGTCTTGTGTTTACAATTCCATACACACAAAAGGGAACTGGACCAAGAGAAACTATTCCTGGCATTCAGGCTGAAGAAGTTGTTCTCGAGAATATTGAACAACTTCGTGAAGTCAAAGAAGGTGAAGTGAAGAAAATGAAGGTTGGCGACGAGACAGTTGATGTCGGTCACGACACAGCAATGAAAGTGTTGAGTCTACACTCAAAGTTAAATGATCAAAATAAAAAATTAATGCAACAGCATATTAAAGATCCTGTTAAGTTTAAGAAAATTGTTAAAATGGCAGAGAAAGTTTAATGAGCATTATTTCCGATACAGTCAGAGAAATTATTGCTGAAGCAAACGTTCAGCGTATGGGTCGTAAAAAACTTGTTCGCGCACGTGTTCGTGGCGGTAAGGTACAACGTCGTAAGGTTCTTTCTGCTGTAAAAGGATATACAATTCGTGGCGGTAGACTTGTTCGCATTCCACCACGTGAAAGATTAAAGAGAAAACTTGCTGCTCGTCGCGCAAAATTAAAGCGTAGAGCAAAACTTGCCAGAGCACTTATCAAAAGAAAGCGTTCTCTAAGAAAGCGCGCATCATTGGGGCTAAAGTAAATGAAATTAATTACCGAAACAATCGAAGAAGTAAAGTTAATCACCGAAGAAAAGAATGGTGTTAAAACACTTTACATCTCTGGTCCATTCCTCGTTGCAGAAATGAAGAATCGCAACGGTCGCATGTATAAAACAGATACATTGAAAAAAGAAGTCGATCGTTACAACGAAGAATATGTAAAAAAGAATCGCGCATTTGGTGAATTGGGTCATCCAGATTCACCTACTATTAATCTCGATCGCGTATCGCATCTTATCACCAATCTAAAGCAAGAAGGCAATCAATGGATTGGTAAGGCAAAAATTCTTGAAACACCAATGGGTAAAATCGCAAAGTCTCTTATGGAAGGTGGCGCAACTCTCGGTGTATCATCACGTGGCATGGGTTCTTTAAAAGAAGTCAATGGCGTAAACGTGGTTCAAGATGACTATTATCTTGCCACAGCGGCAGATATTGTAGCGGATCCATCCGCACCAGGTGCTTTTGTACAAGGCATTATGGAAGGTAAAGAATGGGTATGGGATAACGGTAAGGTCAAGGAAATTGACATTAACGAATACTATAACCAAATCAAAAATGCTAAACAAAAGCAAATTGACGAGATCTCTTTAAAGATCTTTGAGAACTTCTTGTCAAAACTGTAAAATTTATAAATAATATTACTTCTTTAGGAGTTAAAACAAATGGCAAAAACATTATCTGAATCCGCTGCTGAAATCCTAAGAGCATCAATGAATGCTGCAGGTAAAGAACCAGCGGCTAAATTACCTGGCGAGATGGAAGATCTCGGCGGTCAAACACCAGAATCACAATCAACAGCAATCGGCGCTGCTGCTGCAGCGAAGGTTAAGGAAGCACCAAAACCAGGTAAGGAAGGTGTTCCAGCCGAGCCAGCCAAGAAACTACCAGGCACAGGCGGCGAAGAAGTTGTAGCAGATTCTGCAGACGACGAAAGCGGCGTCAAGAAAATGGCAAAAGAAGAAACAGAAGAATCATCTGAAGAAGTCATTGCCGAAGAAGAAGCAACAGAAGAAGTTGTTGAAATCTCCGAAGAAGAACTTCTCGAAGCAAAAAAGAAAATGATGAAGGATATGGTTGCCAAGCATAAGGGCAGCATGAAGGAAGATGTTGATGCGCTATTCAATGGCGAATCTCTTTCTGAAGACTTCCGTGTCAAAGCAACATTGATCTTCGAATCAGCTGTACAGTCTCGCGTCGAAAAGATTGTTGAAGATATTCTCAACGACAACGACGAAGTTCTTGCAGATGCATACGAACAAATTAAGGAAGACCTAAACGAACAAGTTGATGATTATCTCAACTATGTTGTTGAAGAATGGGTCAACGAAAATAAAGTCGCAATCGAAACAGGTCTACGTGCAGAACTTGTTGAAGATTTCATTGGTGGTCTCAAGAATCTATTCGCTGAGCACTACATCGAAATCCCAGACGAGAAGGTCGACGTAGCCGAAGAACTTGCTGTTAAGGTCACTGAACTTGAAGAGCAAATGGAAACACGCGCTGCTGAACTTGCTACAATTACAGAAGAACTTAATAAAGCAAAGAAACACGAAGCAATTCGAAAAATCTGTGAAGGTCTAACCGAAGTACAGGTTGAGAAAATGAAATCGCTCGCAGAGGGCGTGGAGTTCACCACAGAGGGTGAGTTTGATAATAAGCTCGCAACATTACGCGAGAACTACTTCCCAGCAAATAAAGTGACAAGTGAGGTAAAGGTTGCTCAAGAGACGTCTGTAGAACAGCCTGAAGTAGAAATTCCTTCGTATATGGAAAATTATGTTAAAGCAATTACTAAATCTCTACCAAAATAACAGGGGTATAAACCATGTATCTTAACGAAACATACGCAAAGAAGTGGTCGCCTGTTCTTGATCACCCAGAACTCCCAAAGATTTCTGATCCATACAAGCGTGCAGTTACTGCACTTGTTTTGGAAAACCAGGAACAAGCACTACGTCAAGAAGCACAAACCTATTCAAACATCTTCGAAGCAGCACCAGCAAACGCAATGGGCTCAGCAGGTGTTTCAGGTCTTGCTTCAACAGTAAACACAGGTGTAACAGGATTCGATCCAATTCTTATTGGTCTCGTCCGTCGTGCACTTCCAAACCTAATGGCATATGACATCTGCGGCGTTCAGCCAATGACAGGTCCAACAGGACTTATCTTCGCAATGCGCGCAGTATATGCATCTTCAACAGCACGTGGCGGCGAAGCACTATTCCAGGAAGCAAATAACGCTCACTCTGGTAACGGTACAATGACTGCATTCAGCTCAACTGTAAATCCAGGTACACCAAATACCTCAATCTACAGCCTTGCTAATACAGGCTTTGGTCTCGACACCGCAGCTGGCGAAGATCTAACAATGAAGTATATGGGCTTCCAAATCGACCGTGTTGCCGTAACGGCAAATACACGTGGATTGCAAGCAGCATATACACTCGAACTTGCACAAGATCTCAAGGCAGTTCACGGTCTCGACGCAGAAACAGAATTGACAAATATCTTGTCAACAGAAATTCTTGCAGAAATCAACCGCGAAGTTGTTCGTACAATCTATGCAACAGCAAACGTTGGTATCGTAGGCGTGTCTTCAAATACCTTCAACCTATCAAGCAACACTGATACATCAGGTCGCTGGCAGGTAGAAAAGTATAAGTCACTCTTGTTCGCTATCGAAAGAGCAGCAAATAAGATCGCTAAAGACACACGTCGTGGTAAGGGTAACATGCTCATCGTCTCAACAGACGTAGCATCTGCTCTTGCAATGACAGGTCTTCTCGACTACAACTCAGCATTGACAAACAATACAAATCTCGTAGTTGACGATACAGGCAACACATTCGCTGGTACACTCTTCGGACGTATCAAAGTTTATGTTGACCCATATTCTGTCGCTGAAGCAGATTATATCGTTGTCGGTTATAAGGGTACAACTCCTTATGATGCTGGCTTGTTCTACTGTCCATATGTTCCATTGCAGATGGTTCGCGCAATCGACCCAACGACTTACCAACCAAAAGTTGGCTTCAAGACTCGTTACGGTCTCGTTGCAAATCCATTCGCAACATCAGCTGGTACAGGTGCGCTATCAAACGGTAACAACGTTTACTATCGCAAGTTCCTTGTTCAGAACATTAACCAGTAATAGTTATTGCCGACTTTATAAAAATAATAAGGCACTGAACTGGGGGGAGCAGAAATGCTCCCCCTTTTTTATGGGCAACTAAATAGTTGGTGAGGTGAAGAATGACAGCACTAACAAGAAATCCAAGTAACACAGACTTATTACAAAGTACAAAATTCCGAGTAACGTTTAATCGTTTACCAGGAATGACATACTTTTGTCAACAGGCTAATCTACCAGGAATCTCATTGACTGAAATTCCTAAACCAACGCCATTCGTAGAACTCTATGTTCCTGGCGAAAAATTAATGTATGATACACTGAACATTACATTTTTGGTTGACGAAGATTTGCTTGGTTGGAAACAGATCCATGATTGGATGCGCGGAATTACGTTTCCTACAGACTTCCAAGAATACCTAAATCTTCAAACGCAAACTGCACAGGCACTTAACTTCCGTTCTCCTACGCCAGTGCAAGGTCAATACACTGAAGCAGTGATGACAATTTTTACAAACAAAAATAATCCAAACTTGCGTGTTAAATTCTACGACATTTTTCCTACAAGTCTCTCGACAATTATCTTCAACACTTCTGAGACTGCAGAGAATATTATTGCTGCGGATGCAAGTTTCCGCTTTACTTACTATGAATTTGAATCAGTATAGAGTATAATTTGGAAGTTCGTTCATACCGAACATAGTGATTATACTTCGATATTTCGCAAATGTAAACTGAGGTTGTAATGCAAAAGAAATACCATTTTATCTCTGGTCTACCAAGATCAGGTTCAACTCTATTGACAGGTATTCTTCGTCAAAATCCAAGATTTCATTCAGACATCTCAGACAATTTAATTGGATTAACTCTTGCTTGTATAAACGCTAATGCGGATAGAAGCATTGGCACTTTGATGACTGAAGAGAGAATTAAAAATGTCATAGATGGTATATTTGATGGATTTTACAAACACATTGACAAAGAAGTCATATTTAATTGTAATCGTGGCTGGACTAAACATGTGGAATATCTTTATCAAATAAATGACAATTTTAGAGTCATATGTTGCGTCAGAGATTATAAGTGGATTTTAAATTCTTTTGAGCGAATTTATAAAAGTAGAACATTAAAGCAACCAGTCAATACAAATATGTATGGCGATAACACTTTGACTGTTTGGCATAGAACAGATCATCTTGCGAATGATGGATTTGTTAGATTTGCATACAATGCGTTACAAGAAGCATACTATGGTCCTTTCAGAAAACACTTGTTACTTGTTGAATATGATGACTTGACAAGAACTCCAAAAGAAACAATGAAGAGAATTTACGATTTTATTGAAGAACCATACTACGAACATGACTTCAATAATGTTGAATACGCAAACGAAGAATATGATGATGTGTTACACGCACCAACTTTACACACTGTGAGAAGAAAGGTAGAATATGATCTCGGAACTCAAATTTTACCACCAGATTTGTGGAACAAATATTCAAATTGGGAGTTCTGGAGATAATTGCTTTTTATCATGACATATAGTATGATTATTCTCTATGGCTATTGAAACACCTCCTCTCGAACAATTATTGCAGCAATGGGAAAAAGACTCAGAAGTTGATACGACTGAGCCTGGTAAGGAGATTCTGCGCATTCCTATTCTGCATAATAAGTACAACAAGTATTTGTCATTGCATAATCTTGCTGCGAAAAGAGCAGGGTTTGAATACGACAAACTGAAGCGTTTGAAATGGATGTATTATAACGGCAAACTTGACCAAGAAGAACTTGATAAACTTGGTTGGGAACCATTTCGCTTCACACTCAAATCAGATATACAAGTTTATCTCGACGGTGACGACGATCTGACTAAACTCAAACGCAAGAAATCTTATCATGAAGAGGCTGCAAGTTTTTGTACCAATGTCATGAAAGAGTTAAATAATCGTACCTGGCAATTAAAAGAATACATGGGCTGGGAGAAGTTCATTCAAGGCGCTCGTTGATGTGTGATGTTAAGATTGAGAAAGTCAATAACATTTATGTACAGATAAATGCTGATGATGGCATCTTACAAGAGATGTCAGAATTTTTTACATTCTCAACTCCTGGAGCACAATTTTCTCCAGCTTTTCGCAATAAATACTGGGACGGAAAGATCAGATTACTCAACCTGAAGACCAAGCAGATCTACCTTGGTCTTGTCCCGTACATTAAAAAGTTTTGCAAGGATAGCAACTACACATGCGAGTATCTCGATGAAGAAAAGGAAGTCCACCCGATTGACACAAAAAATCTTGCGAACGCTCTATCACTTCCGATGGAGCCGAGAGATTATCAGTATCTCGCTTCTTGCGTCGGACTTACGAAGAAGAGAACTGTACTCATTTCACCAACAGCGTCAGGAAAATCACTAATCATCTATATGATGATCCGCCACCTGTTGAACACAGGTAAGAAGCGCGGATTGTTGATTGTTCCTACGATCAATCTTGTCACTCAAATGCATAGTGACTTCAAGAACTACTCATCTGTCAACGGATGGGATGTGGACAAGTATTGTCAAAAGATTTATGGTGGCGAGAGCAAGATACCTGATAGTGATCTTGTAATATCAACTTGGCAATCTATCTACGAGATGCCGAAGAAATATTTTGCGCAGTTTGATTTCATCATCGGTGACGAAGCGCATACATTCAAAGCCAAGTCATTGACTTCTATCATGACTAAACTCATCAACTGCGATGTGCGTATTGGCACAACAGGTACACTTGATGATAGCAAAGTAAACAAACTCGTTCTTGAAGGATTGTTTGGACCAACGTTCAAAGTTATTTCTACAAAAGAACTGATTGAGCGCAAGCAACTTGCAAACTTTAGTATTAAATGCGCTGTTTTAAAATATCCAGAAGCAACTTGTAAAGCAGTCAAAGGATTTACCTATCAAGACGAGATGGCTTTTCTCGTTCAACACGAAGGTCGCAATAGATTTATTACTGATCTTGCATTAAATTTGAAAGGCAATAGTTTAGTTTTATTTACTTATGTAGAAAAACACGGTAAACTACTATATGAATGGATACAAGAAAAAGCAAATGGGCGAAAAGTATTCTTTATTCATGGTGGGGTTGAAGCAGAAGATCGCGAAGCAGTAAGACATATTACTGAACAAGAAAACGACGCGATTATTGTGGCAAGTTATGGAACGTTCTCAACTGGAGTAAACATCCGTAACCTACATAATATTATATTCTCCTCGCCAACAAAGAGTAAGATTCGAGCATTACAATCTATCGGTCGTGTGTTGCGTCTTGGTGAAAACAAAGAAGCAGCAACACTATACGATATCGCTGATGATCTACGTTATGGTCCTTATACAAACTTCACATTGAAGCACTATGAGGAACGAGTGAAGATCTATAGTGAAGAAAAATTTCCTTTCACAACCAATAACGTAAGGATAAACTAATGTCTGAAGATCCAGTAGAATATAAAGCAAGAGGTGAACTTAAATTTGTTCGCCTACGAAGTCTGCCAGATGATTTAATTGGATATGTTACATACAAAGAAGGTTATATTGTTGTAGAAATGCCGCTTCGTATTGAGGTTGAAACGTTGTTTGATGAGGGTCGACAAATCCTTGCTATGCAAGAATATCTTCCACAAGCAGTTGTTGAAATTAAACATGTTGAATTTAATTTAGAAGATGTGTTGTTTGCGACGCCGATTCGCGCAGATTTCGTAAGCCAGTATGAACAAGTCAGTGATTTTTTCTACAACAATCAGGCTACAATCAAACCACCAAAACTTCCAAAAGATTCAGTGGAAAAGACTGCAGAAACAGCGCAAAAAGTTGTTTCGATTCTTGAGGCTATGGCAAGTAAAAAAGATAAGCCTATTCATTGATGTATGATAATTCGCAACATATTAGAACCATTTCCATATTTGTTGATAGATAATTTTCTTGATGCATCATCTTTTGATGATGTGTTTAAAGAAATAATTTATCTCAGCCCAAAATTTGTTGGACCAGATAAAACTTTTGCTTCTAAACATGTAGATAATGGCACATACAAAAAAAAGGGTTCTGGAGTTTTTATAGATGAACTTTATAACGACAGAAGTTTATCGAGTATACTAACAAATTTTAATAGCGTGTTTTCTCCTGATGTAATCCAAGCATCTAAAGAAAACGGTTGGTTTTTTAAACATTATTATCACGTTACCAATAGAGATTGGACTTTAGTACAGTCATATGGCGACGGAGATTATTATAAATCACACAATGATGATTGTTTGTTTACAGCAATTTTATTAATTCGAAAGGAGCCTAAAGAATATGGTGGTGGCGAACTTCTTTTTCCTGAATACAATCATTTTTTAGATTTAAATAACAATCAAGCAATCATTTTTCCATCAAGAATACCGCACGAAGTTTTGCCTATTTCGCGAACATCAGATAATATTGATGGTAACAGATTCACAATATCCAAATTCATTCACTATAAATCAATAGACAATGGCTAAAAATCACTATATCAATAACAAAGATTTCCTAAAGGAAATGATCAAGTATCGACAATCTATTCGTAAAGCGAAGCGTCAGGGTTTGACTAAACCTCAAATTCCCGCTACAATAGCGAAGTGCTTTATGATGATTGCTGAGAATCTTTCACACAAGCCTAACTTCTTGTCGTATACTTTCCGAGATGAAATGGTTGCTGATGCGATTGAAAATTGCGTCATGTATGTGGATAATTTTGATCCGAGCAAATCAAGTAATCCTTTTGCTTATTTTACGCAAATCGCATACTTTGCATTCTTACGTCGTATTCAAAAGGAAAAGAAGCAATTGTATGTCAAGTACAAGGCAACGGAAACTGCTGGTATTCTTGATGAGTTTGAATTGAATGAGAATGAAGACGGAACTTTTAGGCAGTTCGAACTATACGAAAACATCTCTGAGTTTATTTCTAACTATGAGAATGCTCGTAAAGAAAAGAAAGCCAAGAAAGCAGGTCTGGAGAAGTTTGTAGATGAAGATAGCAATATTGGGTGACACACATTTTGGTATGAGAGGCGATAGCATAGCCTTTCATAATCATTATCGT